CAAACTCTGTCGTTCCAAGGTTCGCCAGGACCTTTTGGAAATACAGATCCTATACTTTCGCGTAAATTTGTAGTTAGAGTTCCGGCAGATTTAAGTTCTGACCCTGCTGTAACAATCGGCAGTGAAGTGAATTTATATATTAACAATCTTCCAGATACAATTACAACTATGTCGTTTACAAATCCCGTAGACCTTGTGAAAAATGAAGTTTTAGTGCAAGCTAACACTGGAGCATCTGTAAGAGTTTTAGAAACAGTATCAAACAGTTCGACAGTAAAAGTTGACACAGTAATCGGAAACTTTAATACTGCTGATTTACTTTCTGGTAGCGCATCAGGGGCTTTAGGAGTAAGACCTACAAACGTGCCTGTGGTTGGCTTTTTAGATGATCCAAACAACATAGGTTTAACCTTTGATCAAACAAATAAAACACAAACTATAGTAGACGTTTGGGACGGATATATTAGTTATAGAAACACAAAATTCCTAAACGGAGAACCATTTGAACCGTTAGTGGGTCAAACAGTAAGAGATGTATCTACACTTGCAACAGCAGAAGTTGTTTACTATCAAAGAAGTTTGAACGATGTTACAATATGGGTAAAAAATGTTTCAGGAAACTGGAGCAATGGTAACCAATTTGCTGATAACGCAGAGATTGAATTCTTACCTTTCCCTAGCGGACCAGATCCTGATGTTTATGGCAGACCGGGCATTTATACTGTTCCGCGTGTTATAGGACAGATACAGCGTGTCAGTTTAGGGTTACCATCAGCAGGAATAGGTAAAATGTTTGTATTTGAAACAACAAGCAACATACCTTTAGTTTCAGGCGATTTTAGAACTGCAAGCCAATTAGGCGGAACACCTGTAATAAATCCTGCTACTAGTACATTTTCATATTTTGAATCAAACAACAATTTTGAATATTGGTTGTACAAAGAAGGCACAGTTTTAGGTATAGCCAGAGAAGCTAATACACCAAATGCCAATAATCTAGACTGGACCGAAGTTTATATTATTCCTACATCTACAGGTGGTTCGCCTTCTAGCTTTGATAAAGAAGGTATTTACTACGTTTATCAAAAAAATACCGGTGGAAGATTTGAGCTAATCAACAGTTACATAAGTCCAGATAGAAGTAACTTTCAATATTTTGGAACAAAAGTTGCTGTTAGTAAAAACGCAAATAATCTCTACAGAGGATTTATAAATGCACCCGGTCAACAGAATCTATCAGATCCTGGCAAAATATACTTTATTAAAAATGGTACAGAAAACAACATAACCTATAATTGGGAATATGCTAAAAATAAAAATTTCAAAGGTGAATTTGACAACACACAAAGATACTACGTTGGAGATATAGTTTATTTAGGTAATAGACTTTATAATGCTGCAACAAATATCAATCCAGGACCTTTTAATAATTTAGAATGGGATAGCACAGACGATTTAATTGATTATGTTGGCTATGTGCCTAACGATACTGGTTTAACTGTAGTAACAGATAGTTCTTATACTGTAGAAAACCCATATGATCCAACACAATTACAACCAGGTGATAGCACTGTACTAGATCAAAGTAATCTTGTTGAGTTTGGAAGTCAGTATGACATATCTAAAAACGGCGAAGTATTAGTTGTTTCAGCAAAATACAGTGACAAACCTAATCTAGCAGTGGTATATAGAAATGTACAAGGACAGTACGTTTGGTCGCAACAAATATCTGCTCCTTCAGTTACTGAAGCATACGGAGATCAAATAGCAATAAGCAATGACGGCAAACTGCTTGCAGTATCAGCACCATTAGACGATACAACGAAAAATAATCAAGGAAAGATTTATATCTATAGACAGGTCAACGGAGCATTTGAATATTCACAAACACTAAACAGTCCATTAAATAATACATTTGAATTTTTTGGTAATACTATAGACTTTGATGGTAACAGATTACTAGTAAATGCAAAAAATGGCGATAACAAAGAGTTTGTAACTTTTGATGTACACAGCGACATACTTGAAGGCCGTGTTCTAGATAAAACCAGTAAATTAAATGATAGTGCTACAACATTTGATCAAGGATTTACTAATTTTTCTCAAGAATTTGAAGATCAAGGAAGTGCATATATTTACGAAAATATTAACGGAAAATTAATTTATGCACAAAGTCTAAAATATCAACCGCAAGGCGAAGATAATCCTTTGTATAGTTTTGGTAGAAACATACATTTGAAAAATAACCATGCATATGTAGGTTTGCCTAAAGTATCCAGCAACACCCTTTATGTAGGAACTGTTGTTGATTTTAGATTACCTGACAATAAAAATGTTTATGAATATTTGAGTTTACCAAAAGATCCTGTTAATGTAGAAAAAATTAAACGAGTCATTTTATATAATACAAAAACAAATAATCTATTAACCTATCTAGATTATATTGATCCTATACAAGGTAAAGTTGCAGGTGCTGCAGAAGAAAATCTAAGATATAAAACCTATTATGATCCTGCTGTTTATAGTGTAGGAAACTTAGATTCTGTTGTTGTAAATCCTGTCAACAGTTGGGGACCAGATCAGGTAGGACAGTTATGGTGGAAACTAACAAATGCTAAGTTTTTAAATCCATATCAGTCAAATGTTATTTACAGTGCTAATAACTGGAATACATTAGCACAAGGAAGCAGTATAGATGTTTATGAATGGGTAGAATCAACAGTTTTACCAAGTGTTTGGGACGCTAGTGTTGACCAAGATGAAAGTAATGCTGCGGGTATAGATGGAACAAGTGTTTACGGTGATGCCATTTATTCAACTAGACAAGTATATGATGATATTTCACAGTCATTGCAAACAAAATATTATTTCTGGGTTCAAAATAAAAGAACATTGCCTGACAAAGAGTTTAGAACTTTATCTTCTCAGGCAGTAGCAGAATTAATAGAAGATCCTAAAGGACAAGGTTATAGATATGCGACTTTAATATCAAACAATAGTTTTGCTGTTTATAATTGTGATAATTTATTAGAAGGAAAAGATGTTGCAATTGGTATACAGTATTGGACTATTGATAATCAAAACATCAATATACATAACCAATATCAAATTATAACCGAAGGATTAGAAACAAGTAGACCAAACAGAGATATTGAACGTAAATGGTTTGATAGTTTAATTGGTTATGATGAACAAGGCAGACAAGTACCTGCACCTAATCTTTCTCCGAAAATAAAATATGGTATATTAAATAGCCCAAGACAGAGTTGGTTTGAAAACAAGTCAGAGGCATTAAAACAACTTATTGAAAGAGTTAATGGCGTACTTAAAACAAACTTAATCGTTGACAATAAAGATTTTACAAGACTTTTAACAAGAGATCCTGAACCATCTTTGGCATCACGCCGTTATGATACAACTGCCAACACAGTAGCAGATTTAGAATTCATTGGTGTAGCAAAAGCTCAGCAAGCAACAATGACACTGCAAATCACAGACGGCGTTATTACAAAGGTTAATGTGCTTAATCCAGGTAGAGGATATTTGCAAGCACCCACTTATAAAATTACTGGTACAGGATCAGGAGCTGAATTAGAATTTACAATTAATAATCTTGGAGTTATAACAAATGTAAATGTACTTAAAGGTGGTTCTAACTACAGTGATACTGATACAATAACAATTAGAAAATACACAGTGCTTGTGGAAAACGATGAAACAATTCAAGGAAAATGGGCACTATACGAAAGAGACAGTGAAAGAAGAATATGGCAAAGAATAGCTAGCCAAGCATTTGATACTAACTTGTATTGGGATTATATAGATTGGTATGCTAACGGCTTTAATCAATTTACAGAAACTAATTTTGTAATTGACAATGCATATGAACTACAAGGGCTAGACGATTCACTAGGTGATATAATAAAAATAAACAACATTGGTACAGGTGGTTGGTTATTACTAAGAAAAATTGACGTTCAAGATGATGTTGATTATACAGTAAATTATGAAACTATAGGTAGACAGAACGGGACTATTAAATTTAAATCAACACTATACGACACTAGAGCAAGTGCTGTAGGTTTTGATATTGTCAGTTTTGATAGCCAGTTCTATGACAGTGTACCTAGCACAGAAATTAGAAATATACTTACGAGTATTAAAGAAGATTTATACACAGAAGAGTTGAGCATAGAATACAATAGATTATTTTTTGCAAGTTTACGCTATGTATTTTCTGAGCAAAATTACGTTGATTGGGCATTCAAAACCAGTTTTGTAAAAGCCAGACATAATGTTGGAGAACTAAGAGAAGACATTACGTTTAATAACGACAGTCTTCCTAGTTATGAAAAGTATCTTGAAGAAGTAAAACCTTTTAAAACAAAACTTCGTGAATATGTTAGTGCTTATGAAAAAACTGAAGATACAAACAGTAGAATTACTGATTTTGATCTACAACCTAGCTTTAATAACAATACTAATCAGATTGAACCACAAAATGTAAAACTGATAGATAATAACCTTATAGGTATAAACGACAAGTTAAACTCATATCCCTATAAAAATTGGACAGATAATGTTGGATTTAAAGTAACTAGTATTGAAATTGCTGACGGAGGTCAAGGTTATCAGGTAGCACCGACCATAAGATTATCTGGAGGAGGCGGAACCGGCGCCAGTGCTCTATCAAAACTAGGAGCCAATGGACGAATCAGTAAAATAGAAGTTACCAGCCAAGGAGCTGGATACCTGTCAGCACCAACTATTGAAATAGTTGGATCTATAAACGAAGGCGGCAGAGCAGCAAAAGCAAGTGTCATTATTGGTGAAAGTCTACCAAGAAGTATTACAAACAAAATCAAATATGATAGAGTATCTGGTGTAGACTTTATTACAACTTTGAATGAAACCGAAACATTTATAGGAACAGGGTCAAAATATATATTTGATTTAAAATGGCCTATGGATCTTAAAAATATAAATGTTGAAGTTTTTGTTAATAACATTCTGTTACTTAGAAGTGAATATAAATTTAGCAATCAAAAAGATACAACTAAGGGCTATACAAGATACAAAGGAAGAATTGAGTTAACAGAACCTGCTACAAACGGAGTCAGTATAGTTGTAAACTACAAAAAAGACATTAACCTGTTAACAGCTGCAGATAGAATCAACCTAGCTTATGATCCACAAACTGGACAGTTTGCAAAAGATCTTGGACAGCTTATGGACGGAGTAGACTACGGCGGTGTTGAAGTTAAAAGTTTCGATTTTGGAGGTCCAAACGGTTGGGATACAGGTCCTTGGTTTACAAGTGAATACGATACCTATGACACAACTTATGAAGATATTATTTTTAACTTGGACGGTAGTACTATTCAAATTGAACTTGAGCAACCTTTAGAAGATGGTGTAATATATAATCTCTATAAAAATGGAGTAAGGTTAGATGATCCTGATTGGACTGACGATAGTTCACAGTTTACCAATCCAAATGCAATTATGCGTAGCATTGAAGGAGATGGCGTTCAAACTATTATTGAATTGGATGAATTAGGTGTACCAACAAAAGCAGATGATGTTATTATAATAAGAAAATCTTCAAGCGATGGTAGTTTCTTACCATTACCTGGTTCATATGATACATTGCTTACTGGTGGTGATTTAAATTATACTAATGCACAAGGTATAAGTGCAGAAGCTATAAACATAGATGGAGACGGATTCTTTACACCTATAAATAGTGGAGGCCCTGACGAACAATTACCTGGTAGAGTTTTTGATGCTGTAGATATAAAAGTATATGAAAAACCTGTAGTAGGTTCCAGTCAAATAGTTTCTCGAAACTACACAGGTGACGGAACAACTAAATTATTTGACATAGGAACATCACCAATAGTTGAAACAAATCTTTTTGTCAAAATAGGTTATTCGATACAAAAAGCAGGTACAGATTACACAGTAAATTATGGAACAAAGCAAGTAGAATTTACCACCGCTCCTAGTCAAGGAGACAGAATCAGCCTAGTCACTCTTGAAACAAGCGGCACAAATATTCTTGACATAGATGAATTTGTTGCTGACGGATCATCTATAGACTTTTTGACAAATATTACATATACAGAAAATTTAAGCAGTTTAGTTACTATAGACGGAAAAGAAATTCCGCATAGTCTTGTTAAAAGTAATGAAACATATGCATCTCCTAACAAAATTATTATTAGATTTGCAGAAGTGCCTACAATTGATAAAATTGTACGATTTGCAATTTTTGAAGGACAAGTACAAAATTATAGTACCGTTACTGTAGATACTTTTGAAAGTGATGGAAGCACAACGGCATATACTCTAAGCCAAACACCTTTTGCCCAAGCTCCAAATGAATGGCAAACTATTGTTACAATAAATGACGTTGTGTTAAATGCAGGATACAACCAAACATTTACATTAACCAACGCTAAAGAATATCAATTAAAACTTTGGCAGGTTCCTACTGCAAGTTTAAGTGCAGAACAAGTAAAAGTATACCTAAATGGCACAGAGCTTACCTACCTACAGCAATGGACTTTTAGCAGTGCTGAATCATTTGATATTACCCAGCCTTTGTCTGCACAGGTAGGAAGTAGTGTTACACTTGCAGAAGATGTAGGAGTGGCTGGAGATACATTAAAAATTTACATACTTGGTTGGGATGATAGCACTCAAAGTGGTGGTGATTATAGATATGGTTATTTTGACAATCAAGGAAAATTTGTAAGCACTCCTGGTACATTGTATATTAATAAAAATTACAGTGTGGGAGATATTATAAAAGTATACCAGTTTAGTAATCATGATAGCCAAGGAATAGATAGACAAAGTTTTGATGTTGTGGAAAGAACCTTGTTAAATCAAGGAGTAAACAGAGGAACACAGAGTTTTGAAATAGATGGAAGTACTACAAATCTTAATTTATTACCTGCACTAACTGTAGGAAAATATTATGCAGTATATTTGAATAATATTAGGATTGATGATCCTAATTACGGAACATCAAATCCTGTTACTAATCCTAATGCAATTATGAAGACAATACTCGGTGCAGAACAAACTGTAATAGACATCCAGATTTTGGGCATAACTGTATCAGCTGGTGATTATATCCAGATAGTAGAAATAGGCGGAGATGTTATTCCTGATGCCGGAACAGCAGACTGGTACGAACTAAGGCAGTTACGCAACGGCTATATTAATCTACGTAGCGAGGCAGTTGACGACCAATATGTTTGGGTCATGAAAAATGGTAGCCTACTGACACCAAGTGTTGACTATCACGTCACACCGGATAGACTTCGAGTCAAATTGTTAGAAACGTTAACAGAAAATGACACTGTTGAAACCTTCCATTTTGCTAACAGTCAACTCAAGAATAAATTTGGATGGAGACAGTTTAAAGATATTTTGAACAGAAACATATACAAGCGTTTAGATGGAAGTAAAAACTTTACTCTTGCTGATCCATTATACTGGTACGACAAACAAATAAGCGTAGTAGATGCAACTCTATTGCCTGACCCTGTTCCAGGTTCTAAGTATCCTGCAATCATTTTTATTGATGGTGAACGTATAGAATATTTTAGAAAAGATGGAAACAAACTAAAACAACTTCGTAGAGGCACACTTGGCACAGGTGTAAAAGAAATGTATGAAGCTGGAATAGAGATATATGATCAGAGTGCAACAGCAACAGTTCCCTATAAAGACGAAACCTTGTCAACTATCTTTACAGCAGATGGGACTAGTAACATTTATGAATTAGATTTTACACCTGAAAAACCATATTACGGTGAAATTGTAGATACTTTTGAGGTTTTTGTTGCAGGTCGTAGACTTCGTAAAAACGCAGTATCATCTTATCAGTTAGATACCAATTTAAGAGATACATATGCTGCAGCAGATCAAACAATAAACCAAGATTCTCCAGAAGGCGATATAATTCTTCCTGCAGAATTTAGTATACAAAACGGCAATGAATTGGTACTTTTAGATACTCCTTTAGAGAATCAAAAGGTTATTGTTGTAAGAAACCAAGGAAAAACATGGACAGAATCCGGACAAAGACTAGCTGATGCAAGTAGCAATATTGCTAAATTCTTACAAGCAGTGCAGGTGGACTTGCCCGGATAAATAACACAGTAGGATAAAGAAATGAACGATATTTTTCATGATAAAAGTGGTATAGTAGTAAAAGGCCACATCAAAATTTTTGACCCAGTAAGTCAAGAAGTTTTTATTGACAAAAATAATGCTATTCACTATGAAAATATGAGTATTGCATTGGCTGATAGTATAGGTAATAGAGGTCAAAATTGGATATATGAAATGAGCTTTGGTAACGGTGGTACTAGTGTTGATCCTACTGGCATTATCACATATCTTACTCCCAACAGTACCGGTACTAATGCAAGTTTGTACAATCAAACATTTACAAAAATTGTAGATGATAACAGTGTTAATAACACTGATCCAGTAAGAAACAAAATTGAAACACGTCATGTTAGTGGAACAAACTATACTGATGTTCTAATTACATGCTTGCTAGATTATGGCGAACCTAGCGGACAAGACGCATTTGATACAACTACAGATGCAAATAGTCTTTATGTGTTTGATGAACTAGGATTAAAATCCTACTCACCTGATGGCACAGGAATACTGCTAACACATGTGGTTTTTCATCCTGTGCAGAAAAGTTTAAACAGATTAATTCAAGTTGATTACACTGTTAGAATACAGAGCTTGGCAGGTACGGTAGGAGAATAATAAATGGCGTATACTATAGCATATACAGATCAAGCAAACAAAGGTACAATTACTGTAGAAGATAATTCTATTAATACAGAAACATCTTTGTCCCTACCAGGTAGAAATACCACAGCATACGGCACAGCCATAGCAACTAATTTTTTACATTTATTAGAAAATTTTGCGTCAGCTACACAACCTTCTACACCTGTTGAAGGACAACTTTGGTATGACAGCACTCCTGGTGTTGAACAACTAAAAGTTTTTGACGGGACTAATTGGGTAGCAAGCGGTGGATTAAAAAAAGCAAATTCAGAACCAGATGCTGCACAAAGTTTAATTGGCGACTTGTGGGTTGATACAGATAACCAACAATTATATTTGTTTTCAGGATCTGGATGGGTGCTTGTAGGTCCTACTTTCAGTGACGGACTAGTTACAGGTGCAACTCCGATTAGCATTGTAGGAACAGACAATGAAACTTATAATGTATTACAAATAGAAGTAGATGCTAGTCCTGTTGCATTGGTTACATCTAGATCATTTACTCCAAAAATTGTTATTCCTGGATTTAGCACACTCCAACCGGGTATTAATCTTTCAACAAACAACATAAGTGGAGCCGGAGTACCTAAATACATAGGAACTGCTGAAAAAGCAGAAGGACTTATTGTAAGTGGTAACACAGTAAGTGCAGGAAATTTTTTAAGAGCTGATGTAATCAGTACAACAGCATTTCCAATTAATGTACAAAACAATCAAGGTATACGTTATGGTGTAAATGCTGAAATGAGTATCGGTGTTGAAGGAAATGCAGGTATATTTCAACATAATATTGCTGGTTCAAGCATGGACTTTAAGGTTAAAAATGATGGAATATTAAAAAACGTATTGAGAATAGATAGTGATTTAAAAATTGGTATAAACAATGTTGCACCAGACGAAGAATTAGACGTAACAGGAAACATACAAGCAAGCGGATCAATCAAAAGCACATCTACAGTTAACAGCACAGACGCAAGTTCAGGAGCTATTCAAACTTTAGGAGGAATGGGCGTACAAAGAGATGTTAATATTGGCGGAACATTAACAGTTCAGGGAAACACAACAACATCTAACATTATTCCTAATGAGAACAACACAAAAGCCATAGGATCGGCTAGTGCAAAGTTCGCAAATATCTATTCAACAAATTTTATAGGAAATTTAACAGGTAATGTAAGTGGAACTGTTTCTGGTAGAGCAGGAAGTGCAGATAGATTGACTAGTGCTACTACATTTAGAATATCAGGAGATGTTGCAGCTGACGGTATCGTATTTGACGGACAGACAGGCGGAACAACAAAAATCTTTGCAACAACTATAAGTAACCAAATTATTGCAGGTAAAGATGCTGTTTTAGAATCACAAAGTGATGATGAAATACTAATTAATAGGGTTACAGGTTCTACTGGTTTAAAAAAACTATCTAGAGGAAATTTATTCAAAGCTATACAAGGAACAGTACCGGTAGGAACTGTTGTTCCCTATGCAGGTACAGCTGCACCTGTTGGTTGGTTGTTGTGTGACGGCAGTGAAGTAGCAAAAAGTTTATATGGTGAACTATATGATGTCATTGGTGACACTTATAAACCAACTCCAGACACAGGAAAGTTTGGATTGCCAGATTTGCGTGGTAGATTTGTGTTAGGCGCAGATAATATGGGCGGCACCAGTGCAGATAATGTAACATCAAGTAGCGCAGATGTGCTAGGATCTAAAGACGGATCAGAAGATATTACTATTAACACAAGCAATCTTCCAGAGCATGAACATGATTTGCGTGGTGACAGTGGTGACCAATATTATGCTATTAGAGATGTTTCCGGAACACCAAATGATAATGATGCTATTATTTACGATGCACCAACAGGAACTGGTGCTGGTCAAGCATATCCTAGTAGCGGTGGTGTATTAACAGATGATGCACTTGGCGAATCAATAAATGTTATGAATCCATTTATGACATTAAACTTTATTATATATTGGGGAGGGTAAGAATAAATGAGTTATAGACTTAACAGAACTGACGGTGAATTACTCATAGATCTTACTGATGGTATTTTAGATAATACCACTACTGATATTACACTAATTGGTAAAAACTACAAAGGATTTGGTGAGTTTTTAAATGAAAACTTTATCAAAATACTAGAAAATTTTGCTTCAACCAGTCAGCCAGCAAATCCTCTAGTAGGACAATTATGGTTTGACAAACAAGACAATAGACTTAAAGTATACGATGGTTTAAATTTCCGTCCTGCTACAGGTTCTGTGGTTAGTAGCACACAACCTACTAATTTAAACACCGGTGACATATGGATAGATAACGAAGAAAATAAACTTTATATTTGGGACGGATCCGATCTTACTCTTATAGGTCCACAGTATAGTGCAAGACAAGGAAGATCAGGATTTGAAGTTGAGTCACAGATAGACTCTACCGACACATTAAGAACTATTCTAAAACTTTTTATAGGTGATACACTTGTTGGAATTTACAGTGATGCAACATTCCTAGTACCAGCAGAATTTGCTATTCCTAGTTATCCTCAATATGAGGATGATGATCAAGTTCCTAAAAGACAACGTATTCAACGTGGATTTAACGTTGTTAATGATGAATTCTTTTACAGAGGAACAGCAACAACTGCAAAAGGTTTATTAGATGATGCAGGTGTTACAAAAACAGCTGCAAACTTTTTACCAACAGATGCTAACGGTGCAACTACAGGCAGTATTAGAATTAAAAACAGTGCTGGATTAAGTGTAGGTGTAGGCGAAACTGAATATGCTATTTTAAAAATTTCAGGTTCAACAACAATTTTAGAAACACAACAGAGTAACACAGATCTAGCAATTAGAGTACGTTCAGGTAGTAGTTTCTTTCCTGCCTACTATGTTGATACAGATCAAAAATATGTTGGAATATGGAAATCTAATCCTGCATATAGTTTAGATGTAACTGGTGATGGCAGATTTACAAGTAATTTAACTGTTGGCGGAAACCTATTAGTTGAAGGAGATACAACTTATTTAAATACTTCTACACTTAGAGTAGAAGATAAGAATATTGAACTTGGATTATTAGACGATAGCACAGAAGGTAATGATGCAACTATTGACGGCGGCGGAATAATTTTAAGAAGTTCTAACGGGTCTAAAGATTTAGTTTGGGAACAGACTACAAATAGTTGGACTTCTAATGTAGATATTGATCTTGAAGTTAATGTAGGTAATCCTGACCCATCATATAATATTAACGGAACTAGTGTACTTTCTAAGACAACACTAGGAAGCACAGTGACAAGTGCATTAGGTGTTACTATACTTGGTGTACAATCAGAACTTACAGTAGATGATATAAAATTAGATAGCGCAACCATTGAAAGAATCAACGGCACAGGACTTAACATTGTTGCCGGCGGCGATATCACTGTAGACAGCCAAAATATTACTGGACTTGCTGAACCAACAGCATCTAGCGATGCAGCTACAAAAAATTATGTAGATACACAAATAGATTTGCAAACACTAGTTATGAGCATAGATGTCACAGGATTGACAGATCCAGACGATATTACAACAAATGACGGTCCAAAAGATAGTATCAAAACACTTTTGGAAAACTTGAAACCAGCTAGTTCTGTAGAAAACGGTGCATATATGCGGATTTTAACTACATCCTATTCAGGATCTACTGTGTCTGGTATTAGTATAGATATTACAACCAGTCCAGATACGTCTGGTGTTTTAACAAAATCGTCAGTAAGTGTAGATAAAAACAATGTTGTAGAAGATGTAACAGTAATACAAGATATCAGCGAAAGTAACACTGCTAGTGGTACAATTAATCTAATAGCAACAAGATATATTTACGTATACCAAGCTTCAGCAGGTGTATGGAACTTCCAGTCTAGAACTTTACAGACGGTAACTTAATGCAAAAAGCGATAAATAAAAGTGTAATAGGGGTAACAGATGGCATACACGATTAACAGATACAACAATTCGCAACTCACAGTAGTTGAAGATGGAACCATTGACCAAACCACCGACTTGAAATTAGTTGGTAAAAACTATGCAGGTTATGGTGAAATACAAAATGAAAACTTTGTGTTTTTGCTAGAAAACTTTGCTGGTGGTAGTGCTCCACCAAAAGCACTAGGCGGTCAAGTTTGGTTTGATAGCGGAACTTCTAAATTAAAATTCTATGATGGTTCAAAATGGAGGACCACTGGCGGCGCAGAAGTAAGTTCAGATACCCCTGCAGGACTTGCTGAAGGTGATTTTTGGTGGGATACATCAAATGAACAATTATATGCTTACAACGGAACATCATTCGTACTAGTCGGTCCGCAAGGCGTTGGCGAAACAGTTACCCAATTTCAAAGCGTTAACATTAGAGACAATACAGGAACATCTAGACCTATTATTAAAAGTGTAATCAATGATGAAGTAATACATATTATTTCTGCACAACAGTTTACTATTGGCACAGAAGACGCTAGCAATTACCCCGGATTTGATGTAATTAGACAAGGCTTAACACTTAAGAATACTCAAAATAGCACAAACGGTGTAACATCTACACAGCATAGATTTTGGGGAACAGCATCTAATTCACTGAAACTAGAAGGAAAATCAGCTAGCGAGTTTGCCTTGGCAGGAGCACCAAACTTTACAGTGTTAGCAGAATTTGCTGATGTAGGTATAGCTATAGGTGATTCTAATGATTTAAGATTAAAAATTGTCGATGACGACAAAGGCCTGATTGCTAATGAGCAAGGCCAGCAAATATATTTCCAAGTACAAAATCCAAGTGCAGCACAAAAAATGCCAATGCGGTTAACTTCATCTGCTATACTACCTGGATACAGCAATGTATCTGCATTTACAGGCACAGAAAGTGTACAGATAGGAAGTAGTACTAATCAATTTGGAAGTGTGTGGGCAACAACATTCAATGGTAGTGCAACAGAAGCTCTAACACTAGATGTGGGCGGCACAGCAAGAAGTGCATCTACAAGTGCAACTTCTAATACTATTGCAGCAAGAGATTCAGCAGGTCATATTTACGCAAGTGTGTTCCAGGGTACTGCAACATCTGCACAATACGCTGACTTAGCAGAAAAATATACAGCAGATAAAGATTACGAACCAGGAACTGTGCTAGTATTTGGCGGCGAAGCTGAAGTTACAGAATGTAAAATATTCTGTGATCCTAAACTAGCTGGCGTAGTTTCTACAGCACCAGCACATTTAATGAATGATAGCATAGACGGAGTTGCAATAGCTCTTAAAGGAAGAGTGCCTTGCAAGGTTGATGGTCCTGTAAGCAAAGGCGATTTACTTGTAACTGGTCCAGTGCCAGGAACTGCTACTGCATTACAAAAAGACAGTGCAAGTCCTAATCCTTGGTGTGTTATTGGAAAAAGTTTAGAAGATAACAATGAATCAGGAATCAGACTAGTAGAAATTGCTGTTTAAATGAAGATAAATAACTACGTAGTTTAAAGAGGAAATAAAATGGCAGTTAGTGTCGGCGACGAAATTACAGCAGCTCAATACAACGGGTTACAAAGCAGAGTAGCTACTATACTAGGAACAGGATCTGGTACAGATGGTTACGGTCAAGCTCTAGCAAGTAGCCAGGTTATTGCTGATGTAAGTGTTGTTCAAGCAAGTGATTTCGATAATCTAAGAACCGATATTAATAAAGCAAATAACCATCAAAGTGGCTCAAACGCTTTGATTGGAGATATACAACCCCTTCAAATTATTGGCGCAGATCGCAGCGAAACTGCTAGAGGTTCAGGTGTTTACCACAATGACGAAGGTTTTAATGACTACGACACAGCAATTGGTGTTATAGAAACTAATAAATTTTTAATAGACGGCGGTAATAGCACAGTTGAAGCAAAAACATCTAGCACAAGAACTACGAACTGGAATGGTACAATTACTCATACATTTACAGTTACTTTTAGTGATGCTAATCAACGCAGATACTTTTTTAACAGTGGCGGTGAAATAAGATTTAGTGCATCACAATCAGGCGGCGGCAGTGCTAAAGATCTTGACTGGAGAGCTCTTTTAAGTGCTATGGGCACAATTAAGTTTGGATATACTGCTACTACAGCTACTGGTTCAGGAACAGCTAGTTCTATTGGTAATTACGACCTTACAGGTACATATCAGACAATTTTTACTAAAACAGGTAGTGGTAATTACGCTGAAAACGATTATAACATACAAGCAAGAGCTGATAGTGCCACAATTTTAAGATTCAAAGTAGAATTACGTGATGATGATACAGGTGATCAGATAACCGGTGGTGTTGGCGATGGTGGTACAGATGGACTTTTTGCACCCATAGGACCTGCTGTTGACGAAGATGTTACCGGAACATTTACAAGCACCATACAACAGCTAAGAGCTACAGGTAGTAATGTTTCTGTAGCAAGTCCTGCGTACAGCAACGTTACAAATCTATAAAAAATCCTTGACAACTATGAGATTTGACGCTATAATTAAATATAGTCTGGAGAATGTCGTATGGATGAAAAACTTAAAAAAGCATTAGATTTTGCAAATTACAATCATACCCTTTTTAATCAAAAAAAATTAGCGTATCAAGACTTTTTAGATAATTGTGTACACTATTGTAACGCAGGTAAATTTACAATTGATAGGCAATTAATAGCATTTGTATCAGGTGTTACAACTAAAGAGTTGATACTGCTAGATGATAACAATGTACCTGTAAAAATAACAAACGTTGATGTATTTTCTAAAGAAATAAAAAAAATATATGCAACACAATTAGAAAATTACTACAAAAAATATACAGAATTAACTAGCAATAAAACTGTACAAGGAATTATTAATGAGTAAAGGTTGCCTTGTATTTGCATTTAATAATGAAAAAATAAATTATATAAAACAAGCAGAAAGTTTAGCAGTAAGAGCAAAGAAATTTTTGAATTTGCCTACAACCTTAGTAACTGACATAAACATACAAAACGATTTGTTTGACAAAATTATTGTTATTGAAGATAATTCATACACTGTTAAAAAAACATATAGAAATGGAAACGAATCAGAACGTCTCAGTTTTAAAAATAGTAGTCGTGTTTTAAGTTATGATTTAACTCCTTACGATAAAACAATAGTTTTAGATAGTGATATTATAATTTGTAACGACCAGTATAATAAGTGTTTTGAACAAAAAACTAAAAGTATTTTGCTTTATAAAGATGCATTTGATGTTTGTAATTATAGAAATACAAGAGAATTTAAATATGTAAGTAATACAGGATGTGATTTTTATTGGGCTACATGTATATACTTCAAAAAAGATAAAAATTCAAAGATATTTTTTGATCTAATAAAACATGTTTATGAAAATTACTATTATTATAAAAGCATTTACCAAATAGCCTCTAATGTGTATAGAAACGATTTTGCATTTAGTATAGCAGTACATATAATGAATAACTTTCAAAAAAGCGACAGCATAGGTATTTTCCCTGGCAGTCTTTACTATTCAATAGATAAAGACCTAGTACAAAAAATAAATGATACTGAAATACTATTAGTAGCAGAACACGAACAAAGACAAATTCCTATAAAATTGAATGATATAAATTTGCACTGCATGAATAAATTTGCCTTGGAGAAATTGCTATGAAAGGTTATTTGTTGTACGCACAAGGAGAAACACATGTCAACTATGCTATTGAATTAGCTAAAAGTTTACAAGATGAACTACCTATTAGTTTAGTTACTGACGAACAAATAACATCAGATTTATTCGACAAAGTAATTTATGTTGAAAAAAATGAAGATAAGTTTCACGTCAAAAATAGGTCTTTGCTGTGGAGTTTAAGTCCTTACGAAGAAACCACAGTTATAGAAAGTGACTGTCTAGTAACTTGCAGTATGGATCGTTGGTGGAATAAAAACAAAGATAAGGATCTTACATTTATAAGCAAAGCATTTAACTATAGACAAGAACCTAGCAATACAATTTATGATAGAAAAACATTTGTAAAAAATGATTTA